GGCAAATGGGAAAGACCTGATAACATATTAAACAACTGGCGTGTAACAAAAACAACATTACGATTAGGTAGTAGAATTATAGGAAAGTGTATGATGGGATCAACATCCAATGCATTAGAAAAAGGTGGTGACAACTTCAAAAAGCTTTATTATGACTCAGACGTTACAAGACGCAACAAAAATGGACAGACTAGCTCGGGATTATATAGTTTGTTCATACCTATGGAATGGAACTACGAAGGATACATTGATTCTTTTGGATACCCTGTCTTTGATACTACACAAGAACCCGTCCTTGGAAATGATGAAGAGTATATTGATACTGGAGTCATAGAATTTTGGGAAAACGAAGTTGAAGGTTTAAAACATGATAGTGACGGATTAAATGAATACTATCGTCAATTCCCTCGTACTGAAGAACATGCATTTAGAGATGAAGCTAAGAACAGTATATTTAATTTAAGTAAAATATACGAGCAAATTGATTTTAATGAGAGTGCCACTCGTGATGGGCTTGTTACCAAAGGATCGTTTTCTTGGGAAAATGGAATAAAAGATAGTAAAGTAATATTTACACCTAACAATAACGGTAGATTTTTTATTAGCTGGACACCTCCTAAAAACCTAGAAAACAACGTAATAATAAAGAATGGGATGAAATATCCTGGTAATGAACATATTGGTGCATTTGGATGTGACTCATATGATATATCAGGAACTACAGATGGAGTAGGCTCTAAAGGTTCGCTGCATGGTCTTACTAAATTTAGTATGGAAGATGCACCACCTAATACATTTTTTTTAGAATATGTTGCTAGGCCTCAAACTGCTGAAATATTTTTTTGAAGATATGCTTATGGCTTTAGTGTATTACGGTATGCCAATATTAGCAGAAAACAATAAACCTAGATTACTATACTATTTAAAACGAAGAGGTTACAGGGGATTCTCAATGAATCGTCCTGATAAAATTTGGAATAAATTATCTGTAACGGAAAAAGAAATAGGAGGTATACCTAATACGTCAGAAGATATAAAACAAGCTCACGCTGCTGCTATAGAAACTTATATAGATAAATATGTTGGTTATAATGAAGAGGGTAGCGGGAATATATATTTTAACAGAACACTGAATGATTGGGCAAAGTTTGATATAAATAAAAGAACAAAATATGATGCAACTATTAGTTCCGGGCTCGCTGTTATGGCTTGCAATAGGCATTTATATCATCCGAAACCAAAATACGAAAAACAATCATTAGGAATAAAAATAAAAAGATTTAATAATAAAGGAATGCATTCGCAAATAATTAAGTAGCATGGCTGAAACAATATTAAAAAGTTCATTTCCAAGTCAAATCGCAAGCGACGAGGAAAAGGCTAGTGAAGAATACGGATTAAAAGTTGCCCGTGCTATTGAACATGAATGGTTTAAAAGAGATAGTGGAGCAACACGCTTTTATTCTAATAGAGATGAATATCATAGGCTTAGGCTATACGCAAGAGGTGAACAGTCTGTAAAAAAATATAAAGATGAATTGTCTATTAATGGCGATTTATCATATCTTAATTTAGATTGGAAGCCAGTGCCTATTATACCTAAGTTTGTAGATATCGTAGTAAATGGTATGTCAGATAGATTGTATGATGTTAAAGCTTTTTCGCAAGATCCATCTTCTGTAAAACAAAGAACAGACTACGTTGATTCTATTATGGATGATATGCAGACTAAAGAAATATCTGATCAAATACAACAGCAGTTAGGAGTTAACGTGTATAGCAACGATCCTAATAATTTGCCAGAGTCTAAAGAAGAGTTATCATTACATATGCAGCTTGAATACAAACAAGCCATTGAAATTGCACAAGAGCAAGCTATTAACTCTGTAATGAATTCTAATAATTATGATTTACTTCAAAGAAGAGTAAACTATGATTTAACAGTTGTAGGAATTGGCTGTGTTAAAAATGAATTTAATAAGTCTGAAGGTATTAAACTTAAGTACGTTGATCCTGCAGATATTGTTTATTCGTATACATACTCACCTTATTTTGATGATATATATTATATAGGTGAAGTTAAAAGCGTTACAATTAACGAATTAAAACAACAGTTTCCAGAATTAACTGAAGAAGATTTAGAAAATTTAACTAAGCAAGGTGTACAAACACCAGCATCTCATAATAAGTTTGTTAATGAAGACAGTGTTTTAGATGCTAATACTATTCAGGTTTTATATTTTAATTATAAAACATACAACAATGAAGTATTTAAAATAAAGAAAACAGCTTCTGGTGCTGATAAAGCAATTCGCAAAAACGATCAATTTAATCCACCTAAAGATGACAGATCTAGATTTAGTAAAGAATCAAGATCAATTGAAGTTGTTTATGATGGAGCATTTGTTTTAGGAACTAAAAAAATATTAAAATGGGGTATTGCTAAAAATATGGTTCGACCTAAAAGCGATACTACAAAAGCAATGCTTAATTATCACGTTGTAGCTCCTAGATTATATAAAGGACGCATTGAATCATTAGTAGGACGTATAACAGGTTTTGCTGATATGATTCAGTTAACACATTTAAAATTACAACAGGTATTATCAAGAATGATACCAGATGGAGTTTATTTAGATGCAGACGGTTTAGCTGAAATAGATTTAGGTAATGGAACAAATTATAATCCTCAAGAAGCATTAAATATGTTTTTTCAAACAGGTTCTGTTATTGGTAGGTCACTTACACAAGATGGTGATATGAATCCCGGCAAAGTGCCAATTCAAGAATTAACATCTAATGGTGGTAATAATAAAATAAGTTCACTTATAAATACTTATAATTATTATTTACAAATGATCCGCGATGTGACAGGATTAAATGAAGCAAGAGATGGTTCCATGCCAGATAAAAATGCTTTGGTTGGTGTGCAAAAACTTGCAGCTGCAAATTCAAATACAGCAACAAGACACATATTACAATCAAGCTTATACCTTACGGCTAAAACAGCTGAGGCTATTAGCTTACGTATATCTGATGTGTTAGAATTTTCACCAACAAGAGATTCTTTTATTTCTAGCATTGGAAGATTTAATGTAGGAACTTTAGAGGATATTAAAACTATGCATTTACACGATTTTGGTATTTACATAGAATTATCTCCTGATGAAGAAGAAAAAGGAATGCTTGAAAATAACATTCAACAAGCATTAGCTAAAGATCAAATATATCTTGAGGATGCAATTGATATTAGAGAAATTAAAAATATTAAGCTTGCTAATCAATTATTAAAAGTGCGTAGAAGAAAGAAACTACAGCAAGATCAAGAGTCGCAACAGCGTAATATTCAAGCACAAGCAGATGCTAATTCACAAAATACGCAAGTAGCTGCTCAAATGGAAATTCAAAAGAATGAGGCAATAACGGGACAAAAGGTTCAGCTAATTCAAATTGAAAATAATTTTGAAATGCAAAAAATGCAACAAGAAAAAGAACTTAAGAAAGAGCTTATGAAATATGAGTTTGATCTTAATATGGCTCTCAAAGATAAAGAGGGTGAAGCTTTTAATAATAAAGAAAAATATAAAGAAGACAGAAAAGACGAAAGAACTCGTATACAAGCTTCACAACAATCTCAACTTATAGAACAACGCAAAGATAAAAAAGGCGAACAAACATTTGAATCTGCTGGTAATGATACCATGGGTAGCGGATTCAACTTAGAGGCTTTTGAGCCAAGATAGTAATACCCTTAATTAATTTTATAATATTTTATCATGTCAGAAGAAACAAACCAAGAAGAGACTGTACAAGAAACAGTTGAACAAAAAACTGAAGAACAACCACAAGAAGAAGTTCAAACAGAAGAACCGTCAAAAAATGTTACCGTTGATGATGATGGTACCATAAAAATAGATTTAAGACAACAACCTCGAACAGAAGAAACAAATGCCGTTCAAGAGCAAGAAACAACAAGCGTG